GGAGGAATCATGGCCATAAAGAATTCAGTTGTCATTACTTCACCAACCTTAATCCTGGTTGATTAAATAAATTCATAGGTCCTTCAATAGTGTCCCATTCTACTCCATCAGAAAGAATATTTGGAATATCACCTTTGGTTGATGCCCAATTTACTCCTAGTTTTTCAATCATGTTCATCCAGTCTTCTACATCATGACCGACCAAATCAATATTATCTTTAACCAATTGAATATGATGCAGTTCATGATAGATTAATGCTATAATTTGTTCTCTGCTCATTTCTGCAGTATTTTCTTTGAAGATTTCTAACATGTATACAAATCTTCTACCAGTGACCTGATAAATAATATCTTCCCACTTTTCAGGTACCTTACTTATCTGAGCACAAACAATTTTGTTTTTATTTTTTTTCTTATCTTCTAAATTTTCGATGAAGAGGATATAGTCCACTGGTACATATTGCAACTCTTTAAACTTTGCTTTTAGTTTCTCAGCAATCGGTTTATAATTTTGATTTATTTTATATTTTCCGTCAAACTCTTTTATGACGATAATATTTTTTTGTTCTTCCATCTTTTCTCCTTTTTAAGCTTTCCATAATTTAACATTCTTATTTTGAAATTTTTTTAGTCATTGGATAGGGGAAGGAGTCGTCGTGCGTGAGCTTGACGCACGACTACTTACCCCCATGACCGTCAGGGAAGGGAAAGTTATATATATATATATATAGTTTTTTTCTTCCGGATGGAAAATAACGTAATTCGTGTTTTTTTCCGTCTAAAAAGCTTTCAGAAAATAACGTGATTTTTTTGTTTCTCTATTAAAGAAAATAACGCAATTTTCGTTTTTTTCTTAATTTAGGAAAATAACATATTTTACGTTTTTTTCTTTCCTATGTCATTACCATCTAACCAAAATCCACCATGTTCTTTTACCCTATTCTTTATAGTTTTTTCAGTTACACCCATATATTCAACCATGTTTTGAACCGTAACATTACCATTAAAACCACATGCTTCATATGCTAATTCAAAGCTTTTTTTACGTTCTTCAACCTTTACTTCTTTTGGTTTTCTCTTTTCCATAGCTCTTTTCCAGCTCGGCTTATCAACATCGGCATCCACTGTCTTTAAGACTCCAATAGTGTCGACGTGGTGAATTGGATAATCAAACCATAGATTTACTGGTGAGAACTTTGGAAACTCTCTCAGGGTACCTTCTATACGCCATGCTGAACACTGCAGCATATTTTTTTTAGCTACTTCAATTTGCTTTTCCATAGTTTGATATATTTCAGGTTTTAAAAGTTTCTTGCTGATTTCTAACATAGCACTGCTTGAACACAAATCATCCCTTGATACTTCTTCATCCCAATTGTCAATGTACTTTTTAAGCCATATTTCACAAACTTTGCAAATTGAATTATTCTCTGTTTGTTTCAATAGACTTTCGCTTAATTCTAATTCAATAAGGTCCAAGAGAGCATCCGGATCGCGAGCAAACACGCCACTCCCTGAAGCTCTGTCCATACTCTTTTTATTACCCTGGCCACCCTTTGAATGATGATGACAATAAATAACTGCAGAGCCTAATTCCGTACACACTTTGTCGAACTGATTACAGAATGTAGCCATCTGATCTGCACTGTTTTCATCACCGGTAATAACTTTGTAAATTGGATCTATAATAATAGCAATATAGTTTTTCTTTTGTGCCCTCCTAATTAGCTTAGGAGCCAGCTTATCCATTGGTACTGACTTCCCTCTTAAATTCCAAATATCGATGTTTTGGAGGTTTTTTGGCTCCCATCCTAAAGCTTGGTACACATCTTTAAACCTGTGAAGGCAACTTGCCCTGTCTAATTCCAAATTCACATACATTATCTTCCCTTTGGTACAATTCCATTGGAGCCATTTCCTTCCTTCGGCAATTGCACAGCACAGCTCTATAAGAGAAAATGATTTACCGGCCTTTGATGGACCTGCTAAAAGCATCTTATGTCCTTGTCTAAGTATTCCATCAATTAAAGATGGTGCTAAGTCCGGTAGGTTGTCCCATACACTGGCCATACTTTCCGGATCAGGTAAATCATCATTTATACTTTCAATCCATTCCTGCCATTCCTTCCAAGACTCTTTACCAATATTTGTGTCAGCAAGGAATTGCTTATTTCCTTTTCTCATAATGCCAGGCATACGTGAAAGTCTGCTTGGATTTCTATTTTGATTATCAATTTTCAATCCGTTTTTCTTACAAATAGTATATAAATAATCAACTCTTTTTCTGTATTCTTCATAATTGCCGGCATCAATTCTAACTATGGCATGAAGGCTTTTCCCTCCACTATGTACCAGGCACGCAATCGGCAATTCAAGTTCTCTGTAAATAGCATTTTGTTGGTCTACAGGCATGTCGTCAGATTCGACAAGTGCGTATCTAAAATCTGTAACATTATCATTTTTAACACCTTTACCATCTAATGGATTGAAACGAATCCATGCGCCCGCTTCTTCCTTATAATCACCAAGCACAGAACCTATATCACCTTTGCAATTATTAAGCTGCTGAATTAATTCTCCTGCAGTTCTGTCCCATGCTCCCTTAGTTGGGAGATACTTGCCTTCCTTCTCCCAGCTATCTGTTACATAACCAACATTTTCTGATGATTCAAATAATATTTCAAGATACTTTACAAGTTGGCCAACCGGATTCCAGTCATTTGGTTCCTCAATATCTTTTCCTTCTAGCCAGTTCCTATCAACAATTACTAGCTCGTCTTTTGCGCCGATGATGTCATCCCATTCTAATGCTTTGCTTTCCTTGTCATTTGAAAATTGTTTAGGCAGCCATCCTTGTTCTTTTGCCATTTGTACAATAGATCCTGCAGTAATGGGCTTGGCATTTCCACGGAAGCTATCCCATTTTTTAAAGCATTCTCCGGGATGATATCTTCTAAGATCTCTACTACTCCATGACTCCCACTCAGATGCAGTGTTTCCGGATTCTTTAAGAGCCATTCCTACAGAGCACCACTCTTGATAGTCAAGCAGCGACGGATCAATATATTCTAAAACTTCTTTTAAATTATATTCCATTCTTTGAACACCTCATTTGCAATAATTGGTTCCGGGCTGTAAGTATTCGGAATTATGTCTCTTGGTAACTTCCATCCATTCCCTGCAATTCTGTCAATCAAATTTTTTGCTCCCTCAAATTGCCATGTACCAACATGCTCAAATCCTCTACTCTCAAGGAAACGAATTTGCTTAGGTGTAGTTAATCCTTCAGAACGTCGTTTATCTAATCTTTCAAGTAATTTTGTAGCCTTGCCTGCGTTATCTATTTCATCAGGGAATATTCCCATTTTTTCAAGCACTGAAATTTGTTTATCAGAAGGTGGTCCCATTTCCCAACCAAATGCCGGAACATAACTTGCCAGTTCATCAGCTTGAATACTCATTTCAAATTGTAGAGGATCAACAAGCTTACGTTTACGGTTTTTCATTTCTTTAAGTAAATTAGCTAGGGCCTCTTCTCTTTGAGAAACTACATCCTCTGTTGCTTGTTGTTCAGCTGCTTCTATATCAACAGCACACCCGGCAACTTCTATATTTTCTGTCATTTTCTGTGCAACTTCTTCATTCTCGCAGATCAAGTTAGCCGGATGACATAGCTCATGACGTTCTGTGTGCCATAAAAAATCCAATAATAATAAGTGATCTTTCCCTGGTAATATTCTTGTCCCACGACCTACCATTTGACTGTATAAACTTCTTATCTTAGTTGGTCTTAGAACTACTATACAATCTACAGATGGGCAGTCCCAACCCTCAGTAAGTAGCATAGAGTTACATAAAACGTTGTATTTACCTTCATCAAAGTCAGCTAACACTTCTGCTCTATCTTTACTTTCTCCGTTTACTTCTGCAGCTTCAAAGCCCTTTTCCTGTAAGATGTTTCTAAACTTCTGACTAGTCTTAATAAGAGGTAAAAACACAACTGTTTTTCTATCCATACAATACTTTGCCATTTCATCAGCTATTTGATATAAGTAAGGATCTAATGCTGTTCCCAAATCGCTTGTTTTAAAGTCTCCCGCTTGCTGCCCTACACCTGTTAAATCTAATTTCAAAGGGATAGTTAAAGCTTTGATAGGACTTAAGTAACCGTCTTTTATTGCTTTGGGTAAAGAATATTCATATGCCAGGCTTTCAAAATATGTGCCTAGATTTTTCATATCTCCACGATCCGGAGTAGCTGTTACCCCTAAAACTTTAGCCTGGTCAAAATAGCCTAAAACTTTTTGGTAACCATCGCTTATGCAATGATGCGCTTCATCTACGATTATTGAGTCAAAATAATTTTTATTAAACTGACCTAGCCTTTTTTCTCTCATTAAGGATTGCACAGAACCAACAACTACTCTGAACCAACTATCCAGGCAGCTGTCTTCGGCTTTTTCTACTGCACATTTAAGCCCGGTTGATTTACTTAATTTATCTGCAGCTTGATTAAGGAGTTCTCCCCGGTGAGCTAGGATTAAAACCCGCTCACCGTTTCGAACACAATCTTCAGCAACTTTTGCAAACACAATTGTTTTGCCTGTACCAGTTGGAAGTACTAATAAAGTCTTTTTATTACCCTTAACCCACTCAGCTTCAACTGCATCTTTTGCTGCTTGTTGGTAAGGTCTAAGCTGCATAGTTAGAACCTCCCAGCCTGAAATTCAACTTTTGTATCATCAGGTTCATAGAATTTCTTTATTTCATTACCTTCATAATCTTTACCTTCATATGTCCACTTCTTAATCGCTACTTTTGCTCTTCCTGTAGAACCTACAACAGCATTCCAATTCATACTAACTTTTTCACCTTTTTTACGCTGTCCTATTGCAGTGAAGAATGCGCATAGCATACCTTCAGTTTTACTATGTAGGAATAAATTATGTTTAATGGTAGATATTCCTTCAGGACCTTCTATTTTAATAGATACTATTGCTTTATTACATGGTGGCAGCTTATCACTTCCTGGATGCCTTCCTCTTTCAAATTCTGTTACTTCGAAATCATAATCTCCTGCCGGCAATACGACAAACTCCGGTCCATCTTTCTCTATCGGTTCATCCCAACCTATTTCTCTTTCAATATCATTCATATCTTCATTCTCCTTTATAATTTTGTCATTTTAAAATGGTATGTCTTCATCGTCAGTAATAGGAATAAATATGCCCCTGCTATCTTCAATCATTTTAAAAACTTGTTCCCAAGCTCCTACTAAAACACCAGTTATAAAATTAGGATCATAATTTTCAATTGGTGTATTGTGCGGATAATATCCACGGTTAGCAACTACATCTTGAATTTCTTCCACTGTTACTTCATGCGCTTTCATTAAATCAGCCAAAGACTTTGGAATGCCTTTTAAGTCATCTTTAGTTGGTTCGGGTATATTTGCTTTAGGTGTCTCTTTTGATTTCTCTGCCAGCTTACTCTGTGTTACTGGTTTAGTTTGTACAGTAGGCTTTGTTATTTCTACATTTTTAGATGGTTCTATATACATTGGAACTGTTTGATTTGTATAAACAGGTTGCGCTTGATTCTCAAATATATGAGCTATTTTGCTATAGTCAAATGGTAGCTCATCAGGAAGTTCATGTCTGTTCTTTGCATCCCACCAAGGTGTGTGATTCGTATACATTACTCTAGAACCACCTTGTGCTTTGTTCTTTCCTTTAGTTGCTCCCTGATTATCTACATTGACTACATATAGCTTGTAGTTGGCTAAGAGTAAGATATCTGCCCATTCTTTTAGAAGTGGCATAGTTTTCTTTTCAAGTTTAAGCTGCCAATGATCATATCCACCAATCTCTTCAGGTTGTTCAATTTTTTTGATTTCAGCATGAGCTGTGACAACTACATTAATTCCTAATTCAATGATATCTTGAAGTTGATTTAAAAATCTTCCAAATTCCTCTTCTAGATACACATAACCTTTACCATAGCCGAAATCCTCGATTCCTTTAACATTAGATTTTGAACAAATATGTTCAGAACAAAGTCTTTCAGCCCAATCTGCTGTATCAACAACTAATGTTTTACAGATTTTAGGATTAGCCTTTACATAAGCTATCTGCTGAAGTACCATTGTCCATGACGATGGTTTAGGCAATCTTGCTACATCCATATTAACCGTGCTATCCTCAGTATCGATAAACAAAGGTTCCGGAAACTTAGATGCAAATGTTGACTTACCCACACCTTCAGGACCATATACAACTACTTTTTGAGGTTTAATTAATTTTCCTCTTATAACTTCCACTAAAATTCACCTACCTTCCATTTTGGAGCTTCCTCCACTTTCTGTTCTTCTATTTTCTCAGCTCCCGCAACATAACCATCTTCGATTATTATGCTGCATTCATCACCGGTGCTGACTCTTGTTGCTATAGCTTGTAAGCCTTCTTGCTCTAACCATTCACCAAACTCTTTTAGTGTGTCAATATCCATCTGCTCAAGCTTATCCAGAAGTACAAATCCGCAATTAGGATTAAGCTTTCTTACTATTGCAGTAGATACTTTTAATTGGTCTGAACCAGACATGTTGTCCCACTTGAAACCATTATATGTAAGTTCACCATCCACTACAGATAAGCCTGGTAATGGTAAGTTTGCATTTGTTAATAACTCCGTTTTAGATTTTCTTACATTATCAATTTTTGTTGTCAAAGTGTTGTACTGGCTGTCATAATCAAGTGCATCCTCCTCGGCTTTATCTTTGTCTAAATTAGTTCTAACCTTACGATTTATAGCCTCAATGTTGGTAATATTGTTTTCTAGTTCTTCTGTTGATTCATCATGAAGCTGTTCAGAAGTTTTATATGCAGTATTCATATCCATATCTACCTGAATAAGCTGTTTTTGGTATTTTTCAAATTCTTCTTTTAACATATTTACTTTTTCAGCAAGACGATTTCTTTCTGCATGTAAATTCAATGCCTGATCCCTTTTTCTTTGATTCTCACCATTTCGTGCAAGAATCTCTTGTTGCTGCTTAATCAATTCTGATGCAGAGATTGGTACTTTGGGAGCATCCGGATAATAAGTCATTTCTTTAGCATACTTCTTTTTCTGATCAGCTATCTGACCTATTGTTTTACGTTTGTTATATAAAACTAGCTCTTGCTTCTCTAACTCATATAATTTGTCTCCAACACCTATGATCTGCAGCAAAGTGTTAGCTTTTTCTTTGCTAGTTGACTGCATAAACTTTGGTAAGTCTAAAGCTAATTGCTCAACAAAATCATTTAGGAGCTGCTGACCGCCTTTTTGACCGTCAGGATCAATTACTTTTAAGTCACTGTTCTTACCTTTACGTTCAACAACCAAACCATTTGACATAACTATATGAAGATTTGGTGGAATAACTGAACCGGTACGCTGTGCATCTGAAGGGCGATATTTTTCACCTCCTAGCGCCCATGAGATACAATCTAGCACTGAAGTTTTGCCCTGATTGTTCTTCCCACCAATTACAGTCAGCCCGTTAGCAGTAGGTTCTATTTTTACAGCTTTTACTCTCTTAACATTTTCAATTTCAAGCTTGTTGATTTTAATACTCATCTATATTTCCTCCTATTGATATTTTTAGATTTATTTGTTATAATGATATTGGTTAGTTAATTTTCTTACATTGCCGCTACCATTGCTGTGGGGCGGTTCTTTTTATATCTGTTAATTCTCTTATAAGTAGCACTTTCCGATATTCCGTAAATCTCTCCGATTTCTTTATATGTCATCGTTTCTCGCATTTTTGTCATATCTTCAACATCTTCGCTAGTATAAGTGTGATTCCATTTAACTCCTTCCCAGATGCTAAAAGCTTGTTCGACTGTCATGCTTTTAATGATTGCCAAGCATAGTACATACCAGTTCTCGTCCAAGGTTCCTTCCTCCTTCCAAATTTTATTGGTATATTTCTTTTCATCTTCCATGCGCAATGCTGACAGATGTAACTGCTTGCTATTGTGTACTTGGTTGCTGACCAATCTTTGTTGCAGATTGTGCAAATAACCTTCAATTTTAACCCTTCTTTCTTTCAGCAATTTTTATATTTAAATTTGCAATGATTACCCCAGTCTTAGTTGAATTTGCGTCCTCTTGTATTAATTTGTTTCTATTTAATTCAAGCAACTGATGTCTTGATACAAGAATTAAATTGTTTATGTCAAAATTTCGATTATCTCTGTCTCCAAAGATAACGGCATATCCTTTAGGTACAGGTCCGTTATGCTTTTCCCAGATTAAAATGTGCTTGCCTCTCCACTTGTTTGGATCTGCAATTTTTATGTCTACATAATCGTCGCCGTTAACTCTTTCGCTGCCTACAGGCATATAGTTATGAGGTTTATTACCCTTCTTAAACTGTGTTTCTTCACCACCTTTCCAATATTTCTTTTTACCTTTGTTAAATGGAACATTTCCTTTTTTGAACTGTGTTGGTTCCCATCCGTTTAGTAACGTAACTCTCAGATTATGTAATCCATGTCGGTCAGCCAATGAAGTAACTGCAGGTATCGACAATTTCATATCGAATTTTACGTTAAACATTTTTGTTAAATCCTTGAAGCTTGTTCCTACGATATTTTCTTTTAAAAAATCAACATGCTCTTGAGTGTATATACAATTCACTTTAAGCCTCCAACATCTTAGGAAGATTAGTGTCAGCATCCATTTTGTCATCAACCAACTTTTGAGCCTTTAGTACAAGATTTCCATTAGCAATTATCTGTTTTGCAACATCGGTTACGGCATGGGCTCTTGTAATTTCTTCTTTAAGATCTTCACCTTTTGTTTCTTCATCGCCTAAACGCTCAAGTTGTGCGAATAAGTGGTTATTTAAATCACCTAGTGTGTTTTTCACTTCATCACGTCCTTATAAATAAGTTAATTGGTATAAGCTGTTTCTTGTTGTGACATCAACCCCTGTTTCAGTTTCATTAATTTCTTTAATACTAGAAGTTCTTAAGATGTTTTCTTCTATATGTATTTCTAATCTATTCCCAACTTCTAATGTTGTTGTGTCTAGCTCACCTACAGCTCCAACTAGATTAAAATCATCATGTGGAGTTATTTGCTTTATTTTAACTTTCATGTGCTTTCACCAACTCCTCATATAGAACTTCTAACCTTGCAGTACATCTTTCAACCTTCTTCTTTGCGGTTTCATGAGCTTTTTCAACTTTGATTATTTCCTGGTCTATTTCTTCAATTGTCCTCTTTACTTTCTGATCAGTAACTGGTTGTCCATTTTCGGCTGCTATTTTAGCAACTCTTACTTTGTCCATTGTTACTCCAAGTCTACTTCTTGCAGCATGAACATCTGAAAGTTTTATTCCCATTATTGCTGCTATTTCCTTGTTAGATTTTTCTTCAAAACATAATTCCTTCAATTGTTGCTCCTGTTCTTTACTCCATTTCATTATTAAATTCCTCCATGACTTTTATTTTTTAATTGCCTTTACGGACAATGTCAAAGCGTCTTCTCCTACATCACCAGCTGCGTTTTCTTTTCTTTTTAAACATTTTTTCATTACTTTCTCTTTGTCATATCCCATTTGCAAAGCTAAGCTATTACTGATTTTACGGCATCTATTAGAATGATATTCAAATTGCATCTTACTTGCATTATTTAGATCTCTTTCTTCAATAACTTTATCAAGTTGCCTTGCATAATCATCAAGTGCATTGCAAATTATGAATAGATCACCATAACAAGTTTCTATATTTACATCTTTAAATTTGTCTA